CAGCGCCCTGCCCGGACGAACGTCTGGCGCTAATCGCTAACCACATTACCTCGTCGTCCGCAGAAACAAACGGCGTCATGGTCACGGACGTAAACGTTGTCGCTGTCCCCTGGTTGAGTAGGGTCGGCCCCTGTACCGACAGCATTGTTCGGTGCCGGCCTTTGGTCGTCCAGTCGAAATTGATAATCTGTGAACTCGCGTTCGTCCAGAATTTCCCGATCCTTCTTGACGCCGCCCCAGTACTTGCGGCCTTCCAGTAATCCAGCGCCGAGTCCCATACCAGCGCCGCACCATCCCCCGTTCCGTCGATCTCCTCCACCCGGAATTCGAGCGTTCCTGCGTTGTCGTAGGCGAATACCCAATACGCCTTGGTCGCGCCGATAGTCACAGTCGAGTTCGCCAGGTCTTTCATCGTCGAACCAGAGGTCAGCGTCGTCGTGCCAGTCGTTGCAAGCCGCTTGCCGTTGATCGCCGCATCACACGCGGAAACCGTAATGGCCGTGGTCGAGGAATAGGCGGGAACCCCACCCTCGATATGGCCGCGACTCGCCAGATAGCCGATCTGCGTGCGCAGCGCATCCGCCTCCACCACGCAGGTCACTGTCCCCGTGAACGTCACCAGCGCGCCGGCCCCCGCGCTTCCATCGTGTACATTAGCTGCTACAAAAGTAAGTGTGTCTGGAGTACCAGCAGTAAATGTAATATTTGCTACACACCATAAACTAGGACTATTAGTTTGGTAAATATGGACACTAGGTATAGTGTCAGCAGAGGCATATACATCATCAAATAATCTACCAGCACTTGTTCCTGACCCAATAAAAGTCATTGTTGGACTTGTGCCAGATAAATTAATTGTAACCGTGCCCGTATTAGTAGGCGTATTGCTACTTGTTTCTATGACTCGGTTTTGATATGTATCAGACATAATTAAGCATTACCAGCAGTAATTGTTGCCGCAGTAATAGCTACAGTTTGTCCAGTAGTAATACCTACACTGTTAAAGTTAAGGTCTTCTCCAGAAGTTCCTACAGAAAAATCAAGCACAAAAGTTGCAGCAGAATCTACCATTCGTCCCCAAGTAGCTGTACCTGTAGCATTTGCTGAACTATCTGAAGTAATAGCACTAAATGTAAGAACACCAGCAGCGGCAGAAGGTGCCGCAGGATCAGTACAAGTTAATTCAGCTAACAGAGTAGTAACAGTACCTCCTGTAGCGGGCCTAGAACCATCATAAATTCTAATTAATGCTGCTCCAGCACCAGCATTAAGTGCTGTATTAATTGAATCAAGCATTGCATTTCTAACTGTGGTAGCAATTCCCATAGTCATAGTTATTTATTCTCCTCTTTTGTGGCAACAATAACTGGAGGAAAATTTCCAAATAATTCTGCCAAATCTATTTTTATATGTAATTCTCCAACAATAGGAGGAAGATTCTTTCCGGGTAAGTCTTCCTTTTCTTTTACTTGTTCCATAGTTATACTCCGTCTCCAGAAACAATGTAAATACTGGCTGTACCAGAGGCCGTAATTGCACTTATAAAATAATGTAATCCAGGAAGATTAAATGTTTGAATACTTCCTGGAGGAAGAGATATGATTGTTTGTGGTGTTCCAGCAGTAGGAATTACCGCCTCAGAAGTAGCAAGAGCGGCAGTAGTAGCATAACTCATAAATGCAGACACAGTTCCACTATTATAAACTAATATTGAAAATATACCTTTAGAGGAACTTACCTGTACTCCTGTAGGAGCAGTTGTAGCTCCTGCAATTAAATAACAATCGTTTAGTGGCCTAAAAGCTGCGGTTTCCATAAATTATTTTCCTTTTTTTAAAGGCGGGGACTTGAAAGTCCCCTCCTCATTTTCATTACGCAGGATCAGCCACAGTAATACCACCAGTAAGGGTATTAAAGTTTCCGGCCCATTCATCATTAGCATTAGAAACAGTATAACCACCAGCACTAGAATAAGTACCACTTAAATAATTCTTAGTAATTATATTCGAGCCTGCTCCACCGGGTAATTCAATTGCATCTGTAGTAAAAGCACCAAAAATATTGTTGAAAATAAAACTAGCCCCAAGTTTCATTACAATATGGTTGGTATTAGCCTGAAATTCATTATTGCGAACGCTCCAACGAGATGTTCCAATAGTATCCCTCATTGCATAAGTATTATCAATAAAGACATTATTTTCCACTACAACATGGTTTGTTAATTCAGTAAATAAACCTGCTACACCAGCACGAATACCTACACCAGCACCCGCAAATTTACAGCCCATAATATGAGCATGACTTGCATCACGTTCAGCATCACCAGCCCCAGCATTACGAACAAGTTCAATCATTGCCGCATTTGCATCAACAGCAGTAAAGAGAATATTTACAAACCTCCAACCTTGCTGAAGAACACGAACAGTAGCTTGAGCAGCTACAGCACCAGAAGCAGGTGGACCCCATTGAGAAGCCGCATGATTACCTCCATCAGGAGTTGCATCGGCATGTCGAGGACGATTACCAGCACCTACAACAGTAACATCAAACACTTGAACAGGGGTAACTAACTGCTCAGTTACTTTTCCTACAAAGTAAATTACATCACCACTTTGAACATTATCAAATGCTCGTTGCATGGTAGAGAAAGCTGTCTTCGGACTTTTTCCTGTACCATTACCTCCGTAAGAAGTATCTACAAACCAAGCACGACCTTTGATCGGTGTAGAAAAAACCTTGGAAACCATAAAATCATTCCCAACCGGCATTCCACCATATTGATAAACACCATCAGCAAACGTAGTCATTTTTTATTTCTCCTTTTTTATTTTCTCTCGATAAGGATTAGTCATCAGCATCCGAACATGCCACGAGAAAACATTATTTAGTATTTCGGTTTGTTTCGTTTTTCTTGTTTGCGACTTCTACTATTCTTTTTTTTAATTTTACAAGCCACATCAATATCCCTTTTTCTTCTTCATTGGTACTCCCCCTTTCGGGGGAGATTCATCACGTTTCTTTTTCTGAAGACCACCAGCCATGATTAGGGACCATCTGAACCATAGATAGCTCGCGGATCAGTCCAACCCACGCTATAACGCTCATAACCCTTACTCTTTGCATTCATGGTATCGAAGTCATTATCTTGAGTAAAGGAAATACCTTCACGAGTATACATTTTCATACCATTTTGAGCATTGGTACGCACAAACCATGCTTGAGGAGCAGTAAAGTAATGATTAACTTTGATACCCATCGGAAGAGCATTAGTAGCCTTAACTACGTTAATATCGTTATTAGCAGTACCGGTTTGGTATACACTCTTTAGAATACGGTTTGCATTAAACCAATTAGCAGGGGCTACGTGAAGAGAACGAGGCATCAGATTAATCAAATTACCCTTATCATCCGTTGCTTGCATAATTTGAATAAGCAAATCTTCAAGAGAAGCTTCTGAAAGATCAGCATCAATAGCTAAACGATTGCTCCAAGTACCACCAGAAGTATTGGCATGAGCAGTTGAAATTAACTGAACACCATCACCACCAACAAAAGCACTATTAAACGCACGATTGTAGATATTAGATACAACACGTTCTTTCGTTTGACGGAAAGCAAAAGCTAAAGCACCTGCACGAGTTTTAGAGACTTCCATGTAAAGGTTGTCTTGTAATTCTTCGTGAGTAACAATATAGCCCATCGCATACGCAACATGCGTATAACGAGTAACCGGTCCTTGGATTTCCGATTCATAAGAAACCGGAGCACCTTGGGCCTTAACAGGAACAAGTCCCATTCCAACAATTTGAACATCTTCTTCATAAGCTTTATCAGAAGTCTCTGTATCAACAAGATCAGTGTATTCCACTGCATGCTCATTATACATACGACCCCACCAAGCTTTAACACCCGGCCATAAAGCTTTAGGGTGATTGGAGGTCATAATTACGCCAGCCATTTTTATTCTCCTTTTAAGTATTAAATACCAGCACGATTGTCTGCAAGTTCATGTTGATTAATCTTTACATAAACTTTGGCAGAAGCAGCAGTGCCAGTAAGATCATTATCGGGCCTCCAAGGAGCGCCCATTAACTTTAAGGGAAGTGCTTGCGTAGTAGCAACTGCCGAACCTTGAGCATAACTTTGAGATTGATTTGCGGGTGCCGTAGGAGCATTTGCAACAAACAAAGGAACATTCTGATTATACGGAGCAGAAGCTAAAGTATCTGTCTGAGCCTCAAAGATTACATCATTATCATCCACAACCCACACATAATAGTCATAAGTTTTAGTGGCGGGAATATAAACAATATTAAGGTTGTTTGCATCAAAAGCTCCAGGTAAATTTCCACCCGGAGTATTTACAGAAGTACCAATACCTACAATTACTCCTCGCATAGCTCCAGAAGTAGAAGCACTATTCCTAGTACCATAGAGAGTAACCGCAGAAACACCAGTTAAAGTATCACCAGCTACACCACTGGCTGCCTTTACTGCATCACCAATATAATAGGCCGCAGTATCGGTAGAATCAATGAGGTACATATTCGCTTGACCATTCCAAGGAGAGCCATTTAAATATTTAACCGGCTTAAGCCCGAAGGGGGCATTTAAGTTAGCCATTTTTTATTCATCCTTTTTTATTAAATCTAATTTCGTATTTGAATACCGCCTTCGGGAATATAACCCATAGGCACATCATTAAGTTTTCCTTTACGCATAGCGGTATCAATTCGATCAACTTGTTCTTGCATTTCTGCTTGATCTTCTTTGTACCACTCAATCCTAATTTTCATAAGATATGCATAAATAGGATTACCATCATCATTTACACCCGCATAGACCCTTACTTTTGAGTCTCGAACTAAATCTCCAAAATTTTGCTCATTTAGTCCTACTTCTTGCGGAGACACAAATTCATAATCTCCATTCTGAGCTTGTAGAATTCTTCCCGGAGTATCATTAATCCAATGATAATGATATTTATCTTTCATATCTTTAGGAATATCTACAGAGAGTTTAGAATAGGTTCCACCAGCAGGTTTACGTTTTTTACGTTGGGGCCTGTCAATAGAAGTACGAATTACGTCATTACTAACTTCATTTTCTTGTTGTTTTTCATCACTTAATGTTAATGTGCCACTACGAGCCATATTAAATTTCCTTCCTATTTTTATGGGGCCGACTGTAGGAATTGAACCCACAACCTACTCATTACAGGTGAGTTGCTCTGCCAATTTGAGCTAAATCGGCAAAATCGTTACCAATCAAATTCGCTAATATACTGTTCTTTAGTTAATAAACCTTGTTTTACAAAGCGATCACATGCAGCTTTTGCTTCTGGAGGAAGATCACTATAAGTCTTCTTTCCTGAATTAACTATAGGTCTATTTGAACTAGACCCCTCAACAGCAGATGCTTTAGTTCGAGGATTATCAAATTTATCTGGAAATCTTTCCTTCAATCTCTCAGATACTTTATCAAGAAAATTCTTACCTTGAATTCCTGGATAATCATCTCGAATAAGTTCTCCTTCTGCTTCAGCATATTTAGTTAGCATTTTATCTTTTCCATACCAAGTATTTTGACTTTGCCAATCAATAAATTCTTGAGGAACAGTTATATTTTTCTTTTCTGGTTTCTTTTCTTCTTGTTGTTCATTTTTTTGTGAGGTTTTAAGATCAACAATTTGTTCATCAATCTCAATTACCTTATCTACATCAGCATCTTCTAATGCTTGTTTCTTTTGAGCTTTTAATTCAGCTAAAGCTTTTTCAATTGCTCGTTTTTCTGTTTGATCGTGAAATTTCTTAAATTCCTGCATAGTTTCACGAAGATCATTTAATTCTTGATCCTTTTGAGAAATAGAGTGTCGAAGTTTATCCATATCCTTCCGAAGAAAGCCATTAATTTCTCGACCACGTTCTAAGAAAGTCTCAGCACTACGCCAATTTTCTTCTGATCCTTGGTATTCTTCTTTAGATACCCACCCAAACTGTCTTGCTTCTTGCTCAATTTTGGGATCAACAGTTACTTCTTGATTCTTTTGTTCATTTACTGTTTCTACTTCTTCACTCATATTAATTCTCCGTTTCTAGGATTGCTCGTACATCTAAATCAGAAATAATTCGATATTCCTTACCATCATTTCCTTTATGTACATAACCTGAAAATTTACTAAATAAAATAATATCTCCTATTTCACACCAAGGAGTTGTATTATATTGATCTTTCCAACAAAGATTCCCAATATCTACAACTGTACCTTTAACTTGAGACATTTGTTCCCTATTTCGTTGGTCATTGGTGTTAATTATAATTCCTGATGCTGTTTTTTCTTCTACTTCTATTGGTAGAACTACTAAATTTGGTCCTACTACTTTTTTAATCCCTGTCTTTAGCTTCACTTAATACTCCTATAATATCTTCATATTCTAAATCTATTAAATCTTGAATTATTGTTACCCTACCTAAGGCTTCTGAGTTAAGTTGAATTGTTTCATCTACTGTGGCTCCTGTATAAGAACCATAAGACCATCTATCATTGTATTGGTTCTTCAAGGCTCGGAGATACTTCCATAGAACGGACGTTATAGGGTCTTGCTTCCATGAAACCCATTCCTCCAGTGTTAATTTCTGCATTTTCTGTTTGACCTTCCTTTCCTTGTCTTAATTCTAATTGCTTCTGAAATAATTCAATTGCTCGTAATAATCCTTCTTGATGGGCTTTAGCTGCTCCAATTTGAGCATTAAACAAAGCAATTTTATTTCCTGTGTCTGAATCTTGTATATCTTCTAATATACTTATTGTTTTAGCCTCTAATTCTCTAATTTTAGCTTTATTAAGATCGGCTTCAGCCATTATTTGCATAATAGCAAGTTTAGCGTTAATCGTAATATCCATTTCTTTAACTTTAGCTTTACGTTCCTCAATCAGAAGTTTAACATCTGGTGTTTGAGGTAAAGCATTAGGACCTTTCGGATCAGGATAAACTTTGTCTATTTCTTGTACATGAATAGCTTTAAGAAATATTTTCTCTACTTCATATTTATTGTATCCAGGAGTAACCATACTTGATTTTTTAAGTAATTCTGCTTGTATAAGTTTATTCCCATCACTAACCATAATTGGATCAGCAGCAGGACGAATTACTTTTTCAGTACCAACAAAATCTTCTCTTGTAATTATATTTTTTTCTCCACTTAATGTTTCATAAGTAGAACTATCAGTAAGAAATATTTTATTAAGAAGATAAAGTTTTTGTAGTTCTTCTTTAAAAGCCCTATAAGTACGTTTAAATATACCATTAAATACTCGCTGTCCTTCTGAAATCATATTTCTAGAAGTTTCAGCAGGAGTATTTTGTCCAGGATTTACTCCTACTTGAGGATCAGTAGCCATCGCTACTCTTTCACCATAATCAATAAGAAGTCCTAGAAGATTAAATAAAACCGCACTAGGTTCTCTTACAGGAAGAGGAAACACACTTTTCTTTAAATCATCTCCGGTACTATCAACTCTTTTCCACTCAAAAGGTCTAAACGAATTATCTCCCGATCTAATCTTCGCCCCTCTCCCCAAAAATCCACCAGCAGTATTACTAAGAGTACCAGCATCAACAAGCTGATTAATGAGAGTATTAATTGATTCATTAAGAGGACCAAGAAGAATACCAAACCCAAGATCATAAATACCACCATCAGGACTTGGTATAAAAGAATATTTTGTAAAGTAGTTCGTGGGTGTAATATAATAAATTTTACCTTTTGCTGTTTGCTTTATATCGCTTTCGTAAAATCTAGCTACAATTCGCATTACTTGTTTAGTATCTTTACGAATTATTACAATATAGGGTTCACGATAACCATCCCCATCAAGATCAAGATAACGATGTTGCTCTAATAACTCATAAGGAGCATCTGGATCATTATCAGGTCTAATAATTTGTTGAGTATTTTGTTTTTGTTCTTCTAGAATATTTGTTTCCATAATTTGAGGATCAGGAAACTGTTCATATTCTTTATAAACACCCCGAATAATTCGTTCTCTCATTTCATTATGAGAGAGATAAACTATTTGTGTAATTCTAGCTGCTTTTTCTAAAGAAGATGCAAAATAAGGAATATAAATATCTTTTGCTAAGATATTTTCAGAAACATTGTGTTCAATTGCAGGATCAAAATAAGATTTTTTAAACGCACTACCAATAATGGGTAAGGTTATAAGAACTTTATCCATGTGATCTTCCCAAGCCTCATCTTCTTCAAGAATTTGATAGCTCATATATTTAGCTATTCGAAGAGATTTTACTTCATCTTCAGGATCATCTGAAATTGTACGACATTTTACAACATCTATTCCAGATATAAGTGAAGGATAAGCTCTTGCATGAAATTGAAGAGCAGCTACAGTAATAATGGGAAATTTAATGTTACTTGCATTACTCCAAGGAAATGTTTTAGTTTCTGCCACTTGAAGAGCAAGATCAAGAGCATTTTTCATCTTGGTTTCCCAACCAGACCTACTTTGCTTATCTATAGACCACTCATCATAAACCATATTTCCTATTTTTGTACAAGTTTCTTCCGAGAGTTCCTTAGCAAGATTAGGACTCTTGAGAATTGTAGACATTGTTAATTTTTCGTTAAATTGATCCATCAATATCCTGTTGTTTGGTTGCGTGATTCTTCGTAATGTTGAGAAGTATGAAGCATTTCTTCATATTCCTCCTCAGTTTCTTCTTCAGTCGTAGGAGCTGTTATAAGTTTATCAAGAAGTAATCCAAGATAAGCAAGAGCATCTACTTGGTCATCATGTTTTCCTCTGTTAAACTGTAATAATTCATCTTCAAAAGTCATAAACCACTCTTGTGATTTATCTACTTTTACTCCACCAGCCCTCATTCGTGCTCGAATACTCTGTGCTCGTTGTTTTTTATCGCTACGATGAGGCCTCATTAATTCAATGTTAATAATAACATTTTTTTCTAGCATCTCTCGGTTAAGATAAGGACCAAGAGCTTTAGTAATTTGTGTATCCTCAACTGCAAACAATAAAGGACTATATACTTTTTGAAGAGCAAGCATTGTGTCTACAATCTCTACTCCATCTAACCTATCTCGTATTACTTGTTTGATGTAAAGAACACCCTCTTCATCCATTCCGCCTACTACAAAAACAGTATAATCTGCTTTTTGTGTTTCACTAATAGCTAAATCTCCAGCAATATAGTAAATAAGTTTTCTTTTTTTATCTTCTTGATTCATCGCTACAATATCTGTTTTCTTGAAGAAAGCATTTAATTCGTCTATAGGAGCATTAAGATACTCTTGAGAGTAAACATCACTTAATCCTCGTTGCTTGTAATCAAGTTGAATAATTTTTAACTCTTCTTTACTAAATCTTTCACTCCACAAAATCTGTGAGAAATCTGGATTATGTGCTTTGTATTTTACGGATTTCCACATACCGTTACGACCACTCTCTTTTAACTCACTTATCTCATAATTACCAAATCTTTTGTTTGGCATTAAGTTTTCAAGCATTGAGTCGCTGTGTAGAATTGTTCCTACATATCGAATTATTCCATCTCTAGAGAGAATAGGAATAAGGGCTCCAGTAAACCACCTACGAAACTTATCTCTTCGTTCTTTGTTGAGAACTTGTTCATCAGATTCCATATCATCTAGTAAAATTAAGTCTGGTCGATGACTATCCCAAAGAAGTCCTCGCATTTTCTGTTCAGAGCCTTTTGCAGTAACTCTAAATTTATATCCATCAGTAAACTCAACTATAATATCACTTTCAGAATCTTTTTCAAATTCTACAAGACCTTTATTGTTTCGTTTAACTCCAAAAAGAGAAATAATATCTTCATTATTTTGAAGAGCTATTTTCATTTGTCCAAGAAACATACAAGCTTGAGTTTCACTGTCAGAAACTATAATTGCATATTTTCTATCTCTAAAAAGAAGAGAAGCTAGTCCATAAGCAAAAGTTACTGATGTTGATTTTGCATGACTTCTTGGTAGAGCCATAGCTACAAATCTATCTTTACTGCAACACATTTTCCAAAGTTCATCATGGAAATCTGGTATTTGTGTTGCTGCATCGTAGTTCTTTACTAAACACGAGCCTACGAAACCCCGTATTACTTCTGGTGTTAACATATTACTTCATATTTAATAGATTCATAAGTAGGCAATAATTTGGGAGTTATTTTATAAAATACAGTTTGAAGGTGTTCTTTTATACTTTCCCATTGTTCTTGTGTAGGAAGATTTTTATTTAATTCTATAAAACCTTGTAACCAATAAGTGAATTGTTCTGCTGTCATTTCATTGAGCCATTAGATTTTCTTTTAAAACTCCGATTCTTCGCTTTTGATTGCACTCTTAAATTATTTGATGTAGTTGTACCGCCTTTACTAAGAGGAGTAATATGATCTACATCTTTACCTTTTACAGCAGTCTTTCCTTTTTTTCTAGTGACAATAGCTCGAGCTAGATTTCGTTCAGCACGATCTTTTACTCGATTAGGTTTTTTAGTATGTTCCCAATTAAGTTCTTTTTTATAATCGCGCTTACCTTTAGTTTGGTAGGGCACAAGTATCTCCTGTGTTTCCAAGATCATCTAAAGAATTAGGAATCATTGTTTTAAAGAATTGACAAGGAAACATTCGCTGTACTTCTGCTGTATAAATTCTATTTTTATCGTTTAATAAAGGAGTCATTTGTTGATTCATTATTCCCATAGGTATTGAAAGAAAAAGATTACTTATAAAGATAGTTTTAACTAGGAACATCTGACAAAAGAACATCTTCTTGTGTCTCCTTTCTTTTTATTTTTAACTCTTGATCTTCATTTACAAATTCTCCTTCAATATATTCATTAACCAACTTCTCCCCACCTACATCAAAACTATCTACTTTTTTATTTGCAAACTTTGCAAATTCCTCTGCAAGTTTAAGAAGTCTACCATTGACTCCTTCATTAGTATCTTGTTTTGGTGCATCGAATAACTTTTTGATTTCTTCTCGTTTATCCATGAAATCACTAGCTATCCTGTGAATATCCCTAGCTTTCAAGGGAATTCGTTCTATAGTTCCAAATTTAGAGTCAAGAATATAGTCTCCATTTTCAATCCTATCTTCTAGTTTTTCTAGTGTTTTCTCAACAATAGAGGATAGTTTCTTATCTTGTTTTAGACCATCTTCTTCTCGAAGTTGTCTCATGTATTCTATCCACCACGGTTGTCTCTTCCATACTTGACAAGTATTATATGGAACATTACAGATAGAACTAGCTACTCGAAGATTGCCTACCTTTAACCAGGTAGTGATAACCTCTATTCGTTTCTTTTCCGGCCACCAACCTGGTTCATTTGGTAGGCGTTTCTTTTCTTTTACATAAACATATCTACCCAAAGTATTCTCCTATTTTCTAAATATTATAGTCTATAAGTTATTATATCATTTTCTCTATGTAAAAGTCAAGAACTTTCGTATTTATTTTAATTTATTACAATTTTTCTTGCTTTTTTATATTCCTTTATGATATAATAAGTAAAGAGGTAAAAGTTTTACATGCTTATCTGTGTCTAAAACTTTTTTTTCTTTCTTTTCTCACTGCTTGTCCGACATGGACTACGAGGCAACTACCCGTGTGAGCTTTTCCAAAAACATTACGTTTGGGGAAGGGGGGATTTGTTTCATTTTTTTTAAAAATGGTAGTTATATAAGAACATATAATAAATAAATATATAAGATATAGATGTAGACATTCCTTGAAACAAGGAATGGCTATTTTATCGCGAGGGGTCCACAAGACCCCCGAGCAAAATTAAAATTCAATCATTTTTAATGATAAGAATTTTCAAGATTAAAAGTTCAAAAAGGAGACCCCCTTTAATAAAAAAATACTAGCAACGTTAAATGGTTAGGTAAATAAAAAAAATTAGAATTAAATTTCCCCCTCCCTCCTACTTAGATTTAGACAGGAGATAGCAGCTAGATCAAGGCTAATAGCCGCATAATAGCTGAAGATAAGGGAAGTGTATCCTATAGAATACAGTGTTGGATTAAACTCCATCAGTCCAAACAGGCCTTTGCATTATTCATTTAATCTATTTATATCCCTATAAATATTATTAATACTCTTGGCCTCCTCCTTGCTTACCCCTGACGATCTTTCGTCGAACCCGTCGAGACTTCGACACCTAGCAAGAACCGTGCTGTTGTGGAATCAACGGCTTACGCCTGGCACGGTGCATGCACCCTTTTCGTCGGGCTTTCAAGCCTCAGTCAGTAATTGATTCATCAACCTTTTCATATACAGGAGTATTATCATGGATTTGCAAGCTCTCATTGCGGCAGAAGTCGCCAAAGGCGTGGCAGCGGCATTAGCAGCCATTCCTCAGCAAGCAACACCGGCTTCTAAGCCGGAACCGAACCAACCTATTCTCCGGGCACTGACCAAGGAACTGTTTGTTGACTTTGAGGGTCGGCTATTCCTCAATGCGCCGTATCCTTCCGATGGCAAAATTACCATGTTCACAGTCGAAGTCCCCAATGTAGGCACCGTGGCCCTTTATCAGGGTTGGAAGGGCAAGCTCCTCTGTAGACTTCTCAAGGCCGAAGAAAAGGATAATGCTCGCCAACAA